ACCATATATTGGTCGATGTGTTTTGGAAGGAATTGAGGTAATGTATAACCCCAACGGTGAATGGAGTACCTTCTCAGATGGTAGTCCTGTCGCAACTCAGTTACATTTAGCATTTAGAGAAATGCGTGTCATCGACGGCAAAAACATAGCGAACGGTTACTAATATGGGTAATAACTTTTCACAAGCAAGTGTTCCACAATACCTAGATGTGCAGTCCCTCAGAGGTGCGATTGCAAGGGCAGGAGATGTGGCAAAAGGATGCCGTTTTGCGGTTGTAATACAACCAAATGGTGGTAAGATTTTAAACCTTATTCCTAGAGATTTAATTTACATGTGCGAATCCGTAGAGTTTCCTGGTCGTGGATTTGATGTGACACAGATTAGGTATTGGGGCGCAGGCCAAGTATTTCCAAATAATACTCTCTATGAAACCTCAAATATGTCTTTTATCTGTCGTCAAGATAGTGTCGAACGTGCTTTCTTCGATAACTGGATGGACATTATTAACCCAACAACCAGTTTCACATTTGAGTATCCAGAAAACTATTACGCAACTATTCAGATATTTCATCTATCTGAAGTAGGTGGACCGATAGATCCTTCAACAAGACAACCATCATACCAAGGTATATATGGATGGTCTTTGTATAAGGCCTGGCCGACTTTGATAGCACCACAACAAGTTACTTGGGCCGACCAAGATATTCTTAGATTACAAGTTACATTAACATATAAGTATTGGGATAGACCAGATTACAACCCATAATGGAGATTAGATTATGTTACCTAAGATTGATGTGCCAACGTATGAAATTGAAATACCTTCCAATAATGAGAAGATCACGGTCAGGCCATTTACAGTAAAAGAAGAAAAACTCCTATTAATGGCTATGGAGTCTCAAGATGTAAACGAGATTGTTAATACGGTTAAACAGGTTATTAATAACTGTATTATTAAAGGAACGGTGAATATTGATAAAATGCCATTCTTTGATATTGACTTTCTGTTTATTTTTTTAAGGGCTAAGTCAATTGGTGAATCCGTAGAGGTAAACCTAACTTGTAATAATGAGGTAGATGGTAAAACTTGTGGTAATGTTTTTCCTGCTATGATGGATATTGCCAAGTGTGAGATTGTTAGACCTGATGCCATTAGTGAAGATATTAAACTAAATGCCCAACAAGGTGTTAAGATGCGATATCCAAACTATGCTGAAATTAAAAGAGTGGAACTTGGTAATGAAGTTGACGAACAAACCAATACCATAGTAAATGCCATTGACTACATATACGATGCCAAAGGAATGTATTCTTATAAAGATTATTCCAAAGAAGAATTAAAAGAGTTTGTGGAAGGTTTGACCGAAGCAAACTATAAACAAATGATGGAGTTTGTTGATAACTTTCCAACATTCGTGGTGAAGATGGAGTCCACTTGTACCAAATGCGGTTTCCATCATAATGTGAGGTATACAGACTTCTATGATTTTTTTATGTGATAATGGGCCATGATAAACTGGCAAACCACTATAAAACCCAGTTTAGTTTGGTACAACATCATAAATGGAGTTTGGATACATTAGAACAAATGTTGCCTTGGGAAAGATATATCTATGTTGACCTATTACAAGCCTTTCTCAAAGAAGAGGAACAAAAGGCCAAAGATCGTGAGAATGAACTAAAGAATAAAATAAATCACGCTAATCGGAAAAGAATGTAATGGTTAATAAGGTTAATAAAGACGCATTTAAAAAATTAAAGAAACTGAAACCTGCTAGAAGAATGGCATTTGCTAAAAGTCCTATGGGACAATCTATGCTGGGTCTTCTTACACCTTCACAATATGCCGAGTTATTTCCAAAGTATTGGGAGAGAGGTCTACCTGATGTTGGTGGATTCCGGGAAGCAATCTCCAAAAAATCTCAACAAAAGCAACAAGACATTTTAAATGGTCTGGCTTCCGGTCAAGGATCAAATATAGAACAAGCTGAAAAGGCAGGAAGAACTATACGTGAAGGTGGTACTGGAGGTGGAGGAAGAACTGGTGGATATGGTGATACCGGTCCTGTAAGTAAGGCCACTATGATGAAATATGCTATGGATCAACTTCGTAAAGAAGGTGTTCCAGAAGGAAATTTACGAGCTGCGGCCGCCCATCTCGTAGGTCAGGCATATATGGAATCTGGATTAAATCCAAATAAATCTCATGATCAGGGAACAGGTTTTGGTATCTATGGTGCCCGTTTAGGTAGAAGAACAGGTATGTTTAATTGGCTAAGTTCCAATGGATACGCCAACAATTCTGCTGAAGGTCAAATGAGATATATGGCTCATGAGGCTATGTCTGGTAAATATAGCAGAACCAGAAATGTTTTAATGCGCGCCACTGCCGAAAATTTTGAATCCGATTCATATACAATAACTGATGAATTTGAAGCACCAAAAGTAAATAATTATAGAGCAGGCGCAGTAAAGGCTGCTTTTGGTAGTTTTGATGGTACAACACCAACCGGCCCAAGTCAAGGTACCACACCATCACAAGGTGCCGGTGCTACTAGCGACATGGTTGGTAAATCCTTTACTAATGCTAAAGGTAAAACAGAATGTGTAACATATGCCCAACAAGCCGGTGGTGTTGGACATACTAGTGGTTGGACTCCAGGTCAACATGCTAAAGGTGGTGGTCTGAAACAAGGTGACTGGATTGCTACATTCCAAGATGGTAAATACACAAACACCTACGGTCAATCACATGTTGCTCGTTTCGAAAGTTATATCTTTGATAAAGGTGGTAACATTATTGGTATGAATGTTAGTCACCAATACAATAAATCAGGTAAAGTTATACAAGGCCAGTTTATGTTTGGTTCTGGTGATGAGTTTGATGCCAATAACTATTATCAAATACACGATCAAGGCCGTCCAGCATCTATGCGTCCTTCTGATGCCACCGATACCAAGGTACAAGATCGCAAGCAATACTTTAAAGAAAATCCTCAGGCAGATGATAGCACACCAAGAAATACCACTTCTGTTAAGACGCAACCAGCTGTTGCTGCTCCACCCCCACCTATGCCACATCCTGCGGCATCTTCACCAACAACACCAACGGCGACGGTTAATAAACCTATCGAACGTTCGTATATGCTCGATCAAGACGCATTGGTTTCTGCTATTAAACAAACTCCAGAATTTAAAAAACAAGCAGGTGATATTCCTGACTTTATGATTCCTAATAGCAGAGTTGTCAGAGGTTTCTTGGACGATAAAAGAACTCAAGAAATAATGAAAAAATCAGGAACTACTATCGATGAAGCAACAGGAAAAGTGACATCTAAAAATCCTGACCTATTGTTAAAATCTTTTGGTGTTCCAACTGAGGGTGTTTTAAAACCTATTGACAAAAGATCGGAAACTCAAACCAATAAACAAACTGCTGCACTAGACCAAGACGCACATTTTATAAAAGCAGCATATAAACCTACTGGTGATATGGCAGCATCCAAGAAGTTTGAGGATTTTGATAGAGAAACATTATTGGCCTCATTCCGTATGAAAGAAACTGGTTCATATGCTGGTAAGTATAATTCTAATGCTAAGGCTAAAGGTGGTGCCCGTGGTGCTTATCAGTTCCAAGATAAGACATGGGCACAGGATACCAAGAGAACTGGTATAGGTACACAATACAAAAAGGCAACCGATGCTCCACCACATATACAAGATGAAGTTATGTATCAAAAACTAAAGATGGATTATGATAAACACGGTAGTCTGAAGAAGGCAATCTATACACACTATTCAGGCAATGCTCGTGGATATATGAGTCCAAAAGCATTAAGGAATAATAATAATCAAACAGCACAAATGTATGCTCAAGGTATTTTAAATCATGCTCAAAATTTTCCACAACAAAATAAAGATGTGGCATCCACCGCGCCTACTAATGTTATTCCTTTACAACAAACCAGGCCTCAGCAGCCTTCACCAACAACACCAAAACCAACGGTTGAACCACCAAAACCTCCATC